GAATAACATGGCACTATTAAGTTTAATTGGACCTGCCACAAAGTTAATAGGTAAGTTTATAGAAGACAAAGATGCAAAGAATAAACTTGCACACGAAATAGCTACAATGGCAGAAAAACATGCACAAGAGTTAGCTAAAGGACAGTTAGCAATAAACAAAGAAGAAGCAAAGTCTAGTAATATATTTGTTGCCGGTTGGAGACCATTTATCGGCTGGTCGTGTGGGGTTGCCTTAGTATGGCACTTTATCGCAGCTCCGTTTATTATTTTCTTTGCAGCTTTATTTGGTGCAACATTACCACCACTACCAGAGTTTGACATGGGTAGTTTAATGACTGTGTTAATGGGTATGCTCGGTCTTGGTGGACTTAGGACTTTCGAAAAGTATAAAAAAGTTACAAAATAAAGGAGATAAAATGACAAAAGAATTTAATATAATATTAGTGACTGTGATACTAGCTGTTATCTTTTCACTTATATTAGTTAACGCAAATACTAATAGAGAACCAGAATTATCTATAGATATACCTGAACCTGTTATAGAAGAAGTACAGGAAAAAGTTTATGAAAAGTATGAAATGGGTAACTATAGGTAATGGCACTCAATGAGCAACAAGAAAGGTTTTGTCAATCGTATATTTTACACCGCAATGCTTCAGAAGCTGCGAGAGCTGCTGGCTATGCAAAAGACCATGCAGCACGACAAGGGCACAGGTTACTACAAAGCGAAGAGGTTCTCGAAAGGATTACGGACCTCGAACAAAACTTAACTACTGATGTAGATGTTATTACTGAAATAGAAAAGCAGTATGAGTATGCCAGAACAAATGGGCATACAAATAGTGCAATAAAAGCATTAGAATTATTATCAAGGATACGAGGAACTCAGGAAGAAAAAGAAGACACGACTGACCCTGAGAAACTAAAAGAAGATTTAGTAGCCTCTGCTAAGATATTAGGTAAAGATTTTTATTTAGATATTGGTAAGAGAGCCGGATTCTTAGACAGTCATAACAAGATAGACAACGTAGACAACAAAGAAGATAAACAGTAATACGAGACCACCTATAATAGTGTTCTCTACCATTTGTCTTTGCCTTCTTTGAGCCTCTAGTTCTGCTTCTTTCTTTTGCTTTCGTATGTCTGCTTGTATACGTATAACTTCATTCCAAGCATTAGGACCATAATTATAATTTACAAATGTTCTAAGCTCATTCTCCATTGCTATAGCTTTCTTCTTCATAGCAAATGTTTCTAAGGCTTCTTCTTCTACAGAGCCAAACATTCTATTTTTCTTTTTACTATGTCCTTCTTTAACTGCTTGTATAGCACCCATCCACCTGCCTAAATCTTTAGACATGCTTTCTACTTGCTTACCTACTTTGAATCCTGCTACAATAGTTTTGTATGCAGTGGTAGCTACACCAAATGCTGTAACTGGGTCCATGTTTGCCTCTTAATTGTTAATGGATTATTTTATTTTTATCTTAGTTGTGCCATTTTCCTTTTAGTTGTGGGTGTTGGTCCTTGATGAGTTTCTAATACTAATTTTTTAGCTTTCTCATATAACTCTTCTGATAAATTATTTTTTGCATATTTATCTAAATAACTATTCCAAAGTCTTTTATTTCTATCTCCTAAATAAACATTACCTTTAACTTCTGCACTATATGTAGTTCTATCTGTAAGATTTTTTATAATATTAAAAACATTGTTATCTTTAAGTGCTTTTTTTAGTCCTTTTGTATCTCTTATAGGAACACCATTAAAAGCAGAATCTACTAAAACATTCTGAAGATTTTTATCTAAATCTAAAAAGTTTTTACCTGTAACATTTTTATAATCTCTTACAGTGTCTTGTGCTTTTGATTCAATATCTTTTCTTAAAATAAAGTTAGCTTGTTCATCAGTTAATGCTATTTTATTACCCTTATCATCTCTAACTTTTATACCATACACTATTCCTGTTTTAAACTCTTCATCTGTTAATTTATGTCCGTAACCAATATCATAAGTCTTTTTTATTTTTGCTATTTCTTCTGCACTTTTATCTTTTATTTTTTGTTTATACTCACCTGCTAAATTATATTCTTTTAAATATCCCTCTGCACCTTTAAAATAATTTGTAAATGTATCATCAAAAGTAAAACCTTTTGGTTGTTTTTTATCCTCTGCTTTTTCCTCTGCTTTAGGTTGTTCTTTATCTTTTAATGTTTCTTCAGGAGGTGCTACTACTATTGCTGTACCTAAACTTTCTACAGGTTGAGATTGCTCTGCAACTACAGGCTCTGGTTTAATTTGTGGTAATTTTTCTAATTCTTGTTCTAAATCTACTTGTTGTTTTAACACGTTAGGTGTTATAACCTCTTCTTTAACCATAAAATCTTGTGGTCCTTCATCAACTATAACCTTTGGTGTTAAACCTAATTGTTTTTTAGTTGGTCCTTTATATTCTCCAGTTCCAAACTCTCCAGCACCTGCCATCATAGTTTCATACATATCACTAAGTTCCTCAGTATTTTGTGCAAGTAGTTCTTCAACTAAAGCATCTTTTTGTGGTGGTGCTTTTTGTTGTTCTTCAATAATTTCTACAGGTTGATTAGCTGCCTGTATATCACCTAGTGTAGCATATAATGCATCTAATGCTTTTGGGTCAATCATTGTAATATCCTTTCACCTATAAACTCTAACTTTTGGATTACTTAAATCTACTTCTACTGGTCTGCATATTGCTGTATATTTTTGTTTTGTTGCAGGATTTGCTGGTTGTCTCATCACCCTAGCTGCAAAGTATTTACATCTATTTATATCAGCAAACATCATATTACTTTCTTGCTGTGCTCTACCTAGATATAACACTAATAGAAAAACAGTTGTCACTTCTCGGCTGCCCTTCTAATCATATCATCTATCTTACTTTCTAATCTATCAAATCTTTGCATAAGCTGTGACATATCATCTTTTACATCTTCTTTAGTGGCATAGTTTAGTGCCATTTGTTCTTTAGCTTTTGCTAGTTCATCTTTTACTTTACTAATAGCAGCAGACGTAGAACGTATCCACCATAGAAATCCACCTATTGCCATTGTTAGTATTGCATTCCATATCATTGTCATATCTGCCATCTTAGTCTCCTTTAATATTAATCTCTGGTAATTCTGTTAATAAACTTCTATCATTATATAAATCAAATAAATCTGCAAACTTTGTAGCTATATAAGGTGTTCTTTTTTCCATCTCTGGAAAGTCTCTTTGTAGTTCTTTAAAAAACTTTGTGTCAAATTTAGGTGCTATAAATCTACCATCTAAGATACCAAATATTTCTTTATCAGAAAGATTACCAGCTTGTTTAATAGACTTACTACGTAACATTTTTAATATATCGTCTTTTGACATGAACTCAGATAAACTTCTTACTAATTGGTTTATACCTTGTTGTGCTGCAAATTGTTCTTCAATAGCATCTTTATATAAATCTAACATACCTTTTAATGTAAAGTTTGCTGTGGTATCTTTTAATCTATTTTTAATAGTTTTAGATGCGATATTAAAATCAGAGTTAGCATTACGCATTAAAGTTTTAACAGCAAAGCCTAACTGCTTTTGTGGATTTAATATTGTCTCTCTAGATGCTGGGGTAAAAGGTATTAAAAAATTATCTCCTACTAATCCTGCCTCTGCTAAATATGCAGATACACTTGCTGCATCACTAATTGTTCTTCTTTTATCACCATAATATAATGGTTCTAATTTAGATTGTAGATAAGAACCAGGTGTTGCTTCTACACCCATAACATCTGAAAATTTATCTATAGCTTGGTATGCACCTAAATCACCTGCTACTTCTCTTAAATTTTTTATTAATCCAGGCTCCGATATTTTATATGCTCTTGTTAACTTATCAGCAGCAATCTCAGGATTATCAGCTCTTATAAAACCTAACATTTCTTGTGCATATTGTAGTGCTAATGATTTATCAACAAAAGGTTCTGCAGTTCCTATGATAACATCTTTAAATAACTCATCTAAGTTTGCTGTTACATCTTCACCATTTGCTGCAGATACCATTAAAGGACTAATAATATCTAATACAAACTGGTCTGGATTATTATAACTTAAATCAGTTACTGCATATTCATCTTCACCTTGTTTGTTTTTTCTTTTTCTAATTTGTAAAGCATGATACTTAGACCACTCAGGAAAAGATTCTCTTACAAAAGGCATTACTTTATCTGTACCATTTGTTTCATTATATGCGTATGCTGCTATAATTGGTGCAGATGCTATAGCACCTTGAGATAATAACCTATTAGCTCCTGTTCTAATTAGTGAACCATTCCCTAACTCAAAACCATCACGTATTTCTTGTGCACCTAATTTTAATACATTATATTTATTACGTAAGTTCTCTGCAGGAAAAGCAGTAAAAGAACCAATAACAGGTATGCCTCTCATCTTTTCTAATACTCTAGGTATTCTAGAATATACAGGCATAACATCTAGTGCTTTTTGTGTAGCAAACTCATCAAGCATTTTACTATCAAACTCTTTTAATAGTTTTTCATATTTAGCTTTAGTAGCAGATACTTTTTTAGGGCTAAACTTTCTTACTTTTTGACCATCAATAAACTCTTTAGTAATGTCAACTTCTGCAACTCGTAACATTCTTTCAGCTTCTTTTTCTGTTGGTGTTGCTGGGTCTCTATCAAATGTGTTTCTATATTTAGTTCTAAAAGCATTCTTTTGTGCATCTGACATTTCATCAAACATTCTTTGTGCTTTAGTTCTTTCACCAAGAAATGCCATCATCTTTCCCACATCATCTGTCTGAGTATATAACTTTTCTAATTTTCTAGAAACTCTTCTACCATGTTTAGTTTTTTCTAAACTACTAACACCAAGAGAAGTTGTTCTTACTAAATTTCTAGATGCCCAACCTGATAAACCTTTTAAGTTATCTTCACTAATATCACCTAAGTCTGTTAGTCGATTTAGTATTTGATTTAATTCTACGTTAGTTCCGGATATGCCCATTCTTCTCATATTATTAAAAAAGGCTTTCTTATCATCTGCTGATGATGTTTGTATTTTTTTAGCAAAAGAACCAATGCCTCCCCAGTTACCAGAGTTAGCCACGTTTTGCATAGCACCTAGAAAGTTTCTAATATGTGCAAATGGACTATATACAGTTTTACCTTTTTTTAAGTAACCTTGTGAAGCAGCAAATGCTTGAGCAAGAGGACCAAGAAGTTCATTTTTAGACAGATATCCTGTTCTATCTGTCATAGCTTTTATTTTATCTGCTACACTTTTAGGTATATAAAATTTTTCTAAGTCTGGGTCATATATATCACCACGTATTTCAAAAGGTGCATCTATACGTTGTTCTTTATTTATATCACTTTTATTAGATATTAAAGGAACCATATCTTCATCAGTGCCTGTTTTTAAAGCAGCCTCTACAGAATTGTCTGCCATAGCTCCTATATTTCTTCTTTCTAAACTAGACTTTAATCCAGAGGCTATACGTAAATCAGAAATAGGTTCTACAATACCAGCTATTGTTTGTGTTGCTCTAATAGCAGGATTTACATTCTTACCATAAATTAATTTTATTACTTCTGGTACTTCAGTTTTTTTTGTCAATGCACCATACTTAGAATTTTTTCTTTTAGTTGGGTCATACAAATTTTGTGCTTCTTTTAATAAAATTTTATTTTTAACACTTCTATCTATAGGTTTAAATTTACCATCTACATCTCTTAGTCCTAGTCTTTGTGCATATTCTATTTGACTATCACTAAATACAAATTTTTCAAACTCATTTAAAAAGTTTTTATTTTTATTTACAAAATTAGAAAAAGGTTCTCTAGAAGTATTAGTAAATTTATCAAATACATCTCTTACATAAGTAGGATTTTTTTTATAAATATTTTGTAGTTTTTTACTTGTGTATAATTCTACCTCATTTATTCTTTGATAAACATTTTTTCTTAATCCATCAAATCTTTCTATTACATCAAACATTTCAGGACTTCTTACTTTAAGAATATCTAAAGCAGCAGCATCACCTTCCATAGCAGCATTTACTAAATCAATAGGATTTAATGTTTCTGTTTCTGTTTTAACAACATCTTCAACATCAAGACCAAAAGGGTCGTCACTATCTAAATCAGCAAACTCTGATTCTTTTTTTACAATTTCTCTTTTTACTTTAAATGTTTCATCTGGGTCTTTAAAATTAATTTTAAATGCAGAATCAATATCTTCTGCTATATCTTCTGCCTTTTGTTTTATATCTCTAAAATCAGCTTCACCCATCTCTATTTCTCTAAGAGATGCTTTATCTATACCAGCAGCAGGTGAAAACCATTTTTCTAAAAAGTGTTGTGTGTTTGTTACAAACTGACTATCATTAATACCAGTTACTTTACCTAAATCTCTCACACCTTCTTTTGCTAATGTGCCTGTTAAATTTAAACCAGCACCAAATAAAGGACTACCAACACCCTCTAGTAAACCTTGTAGTGCTATTTGTCCTACATCATAATCACCTTTAGCTCTTCTACCTATTTCCATATCTGTATCTTGAGATAGTTTGGATTGAGTAGCACCACCAACACCAGCTATAGTTCCCTCTGCAGCTAATGCTTTTAATACTGGTTTACTAACAAGTGCATTTGCTTTAGATTTTAGTGCTGCTTTTACTCCTTGCTTTGCTGCCTCTTTAGCACCAAAACCTATGGCAGTACCTGTACCTAATGTAAAAGCACCAGCAATAATAGATAATAAATTAGTGGGGTCAGATACACCTGCAACAGTGTAATCTTTTAGTGCATTCCATTTTGGTGCACTACCTTTTGAAAATATAGATGGGAGTTTATCTACTTTATCTAAAGCATCACGTAGACGTTTTTTATTAGCATCATCTAAATCTTTAATGTTATCACCTTGAGTTATGGTAGATGCAAGGTTAGTGTCAAAATATCTTCTTGTCTGTAAAAATTTATCTAGTATTTCACCTCTAACATTACTAACATCATATCCTAAAGCATTTAAAGATTTATAAGCATCATTAAGAAAAACATCATCTTGTATTAGGTCATTATAAGTTAATTGAGCCATATTATTCCTCAGTTATTTTTACAGTATCTTTAGCTGTTGTACCTTCTTTACCTTCTGCTTTTCCTATTTTATCTTTTATTTGATTTTCTAATAATCTTCTTAAAGCTGGATTTTTAATCATCTTAGATATTTTACCACTGTCTCTTAATGCTTTCGCTTTTTCAGATGTTGCAGTTAAAAGAGTTTCATTAAATGCTTCAAATTGTTTATACTCTTCACTATCTAATTCTACTCCTAACTTTTCAAACTCAGCTAATTGTGATAACACAGCTAACTTATTAGCATAATCTTTTTGACTTATACCTTCTTTATCTTTTAATGCCTCTAATGAAGTTTGTGCAGATAAGATAGCAGCTTGACGTTTATCTTTTGACATATCTTTCATAAAGTTAAGAATATCTTTATTATCACCTGTCTTCATTAACTCATCTGTAGCTCCTAATAAACCACCTTGTATGTCTGCAAATATTCCACCTCTGCCGGTCTTTGGAGCTAATAGACCTTTTGTTAAACCAGCAAGAGTTGCTTGTCTTCTTTGAAATCTTTTATCTGCCATCATAGCATCATATAGTTGTTTATTTGCTTCATCATCAACTGCAATAGCTTTTTGTATAGCTTCAAATGCTGCTGTTTTATCCACTGTTGGTTGTCCAGCTAATAAAGAAGCAATTAATTCTTGCATATAATTAGAAGATGTTGTATCTGTACCTGTGCCTGTATCTGTGGTTACATCACCTGCACCTATAGTTACATCACCTGCACCTGTGGTTACATCTGAAAGTGCATCAATATCTTTTTCTAATTCCTCTATCTTTTTTTCTTCGGTAATTTTTGCTGACCTTTTAGCTCTAGGGTCTTTAGCTCCTTCTTGTGGAAAATTTATACCTTTTTTTCTTAATCTTCTTCTTCTTTCCACTGATGATAAATCTTCATCATCAAAAATGTCAGCTTCACCAGTTCCTACAATCAGACGTTGTTTAGATAAGTTAGGGAATACTGTACCATTTTGTTGTCTTTGAATCATAGGTAAACCACCTTCTTCAAAAGCATCAAGCATATCTGTTACATCTTCTTGTTGCATTCTAGTTCTTATCTCTTCAGACCTTTTACTTCTTGGGTCTCCACCTTTACCTTTTTGTGCTCTAATCATTTTTATAATAACAGATAAGCCACCCTCTGTTCCCTCTTTAGCAGGTACAACTTGTCCACCACTAGCAGTTTGAAAAGGTGTGGGTATAGGTGGTCTACCAGAAAAAGCACCATAAATATTAGCAATACCAGTAGCAGTTCCTAATGCCTGTGCTATTGGACTAGGTTGAAACTGTTGTGGTGTTCTTGTTATACTTTGTTGACCTACAGGTATACCAGCTACCAATGATTGATACTGACCTAATTGTTGCTCTGGAAACTGTCTTTCTTGTAAGAATCTTTTATAGGATTCATCTAATAATTGTTGTTGTCTTTGTTGCTCTTCTCTACCTACAGCCTCTAATTGTCCAAACTCTTTTAACTGTTGAGCAAACCCAGTTTGTGCTAAACCAGACAAACCTTCTGCAGTTTGTGCTTCTCTAGCTTTTTGTGTTTCAAATGCTCTTCTAGCATCTTGAAATGCAGCTAAATCTCCTTTAGCTTGTATATCAGCTAATAATCTTGCTTGTGCATCTTGTGCTTGTGACTCTCTCATAGCAGCTCTAGAACCACCAAAAGCACCAGCATCTATTGCCTGTTTTCTAAGACCAGGTAATGTTTCTTGTTCAAATCTTTCTTGTGCTTGTCTCTTAGCAATATCAGTAACTGCTTGTTGATAAGGATTCATAAAAGGTTGTAATGCTTCTGCAGTTGCTCTTTCAGCACCTCCTCTAACTAATACACCAGCCTCATCAAGAACTGGTTTTTGTGTTCCCACTAATCCTGCAATACCTTCTTGAGCGGCTCTTTGTTGAGCAGTAACATCAGCAAGTGTTTGTCCTTCAAAAGGTACAAAACCTTCTTCCATTCTTTGTTTATATAGTGCTTGTCCTTTACCTAATATATCTTTGAGAAAGGGTGCTAGTTCCTCTGCTATTTTAGGTTCTGTAACTGCTGTGGGTATAACTTGCGTTGGTTGCCCTTGTCCCAAACCTAATAATGATGATAATATACTCATGATACACTCCTTCTCATTCTATTTAATGCTGCTAAACCATCTATTTCTTTTTGTTGTTTTGTTTGACCTGTTGCTTTCTTACGTATATCTTTTACTGTTTGGTCCATAATTTCTGCACCTTCATCTGGATTACCATTTCCTAATAAAGACATTGTATTAGCATCTACTACATATTCTTTTGGACTTACCGCTAGTGTTGCTACTTGCTGTCCTGTTTCTCCTTCAACGATAGGCATATATACATTATCTTCCATGCCATCTCCACGACCTCCTACCATTCCTGAAAACTCTTTATATTTTACATCCATATTATTTTGTGGCATTGTTTGACCACCATACATCATACTCATTATACCACCTGATGAACTTAACATTGGGTCTACTACACCACCTGATTGATTCATAAAAACAGGTTTTAAATTACTTGTAGCAAACTGTCCTAGTTCTTCAACACTACCTAATGGTGTTTTTGCTTGTGGTTGTGCTATGTTTTCAAAAGCTAATCGAACACCAGATGCTTTTCTTTGACCACCAGCTCCAAAATCTTGTGATGCTGCTTGTATTCTAGACAAAGCTAATGTATATGGTATTTTTTCACCAGTTTCTATATCTTCATAAAATGCACCTTGCTCATCAAAGCCACTTCTAAGATTTGCAGAAGATAATTGTTGTGGTGTAAATTGTTGTACTGGTTGTTGTCCTCCTAGTAAAGATAAAGCTCCAACACCTAATGCTGCTTTACCTAACTTACTTTCTGGTATTAAACTAGCTACTTTATCTAACCCTGGAATCTCTCTAGTTAAAAGTGTTCCTGCTTCATCTACTCTCCCACTTAGAGAGTCTGATATTCTTTGTCCAAGAGTTCTATCAGTTAAAACTTTATCTTGTATTACAGGTGTTGAACCTCCTCCAACTCCACTACCAGGATATACAGCTTGTGCTATATCTGGTTGTCCAATCATTGCTCCTCCTGTATAAGAGGAAGTAGGAATAGCTGGTGCTGCTTGTTGATAAGAACTAAATACAGATGGGTCTACACCAGTTCCAGCAACATTAACACCTGTTAAACCACCTGCAAACTCACTTCCTATTGGTGCTCCTTGTAATCCTAATTCGGCAACTTGTTGTACCCCAACATCTCCATAAGATAATAATGCAGGGTCAGCAGCAACTTTAGCTACATCACCAGCTTGTGCAACACTTATATCTTTAGCTGTCTTACCAGCAGCTCCTGTGCCTTGACCAAATAATTTACCACCAGCATATGTCAACGCAGCAGCAGTAGCACCTCTTCTAAATGCTTCTTCTGGGTCATCTCCAGCAATTAATGAACTTAATCCAGCAGCTCCTCCATACAATGCAGGTTTACTTAATGCTGCTAATTTTGGAATTAATGTAGGTGCAAAATATCCTAATGCTAAAGGTAAAGCAATTCTTCCTATAGGTGATTTAGCAACATTACGAACACCTTTTGCAACTCCTCTAACAGCTTTACTTACGCCTTTAGCAATAGCTCTAGGTGCTCTTGTAATACTTTTTATAAAACCACCAAACCCAGCTTGTGCTACAGGTAGGGACATAAGACCTGTATCCATCATCATAGGCTGTGGTTGATTCATATAATTTTCTGATGCCATTCCTTGCATAGTAAGTGCCTGTAAATTTCTCAGGTTATCCATGCCTGTCATATTTGGTTGTTGTAAATTATCTCTAAACATTACTAAATCTTGTAGTCCCATTGCCATTATACTTTCCTTCTATCCATGTAGTTTGATTGGACTTCT